CATCAAGATGATCCGTACCCGTTTCTGGCCCGAAGAAAATAGGATTCGGCGCCCTAGCACCGAAAGAACTTTTTCCCACACCGTCTGGACCGTAAACCAATATTAATAATGGTTTAACAATCCTCCCCTTTACAACTTTGTCTAATTTACTCAATTCATGCTCCTTTAGCTTTGATGATATTAGCGACCTTCTGTCGCTGCCATTCGGGGATTCGCCCCCGTTTTAGCCACATGTTGATTGCCGTACTACTCTTATACCCAAGTTTTACAGCAAGCTTTGCCATCGAATTTTTTGGATCTTTTGACCACAAAATTAAGTTACTTATTAAGTCTTCATCATTCATTTTTTCTTGACCTCCGTTATAACAGCCGTTATAACAGAAATGAATATTTTTGGTCAACATTTTTTTTCGGAGTATATATGGAACAACGAACAGTCGATTGGTACGAGTGGAGAAAAGCAGGACTTGGAGCATCCGATGCACCAGTAGTTATGGGAGTTTCCCCTTGGAGTACGCCTTATCAATTATGGGAACAGAAGACAGGAAAAACAGAGAAGAACGCAGGAAATTGGGCTACCAACCGTGGCAATGAAATGGAGCCACGAGCAAGAGCAACCATTGAATTAAACCTTGGTTTAGATTTCCCAGCCGTACTAGCAGAACACCCAACCTTTCCTTGGATGAGAGCTTCACTTGACGGATATAACGAAGAATTTAAAATCGTTCTTGAGATAAAATGTCCGGGAAAAGAAGACCATGACAAAGCTGGACATGGTGAGATTCCATCTAAATATTATCCACAATTACAGCATCAACTTTTTGTAACCGGAGCAAAAAAGCTATTCTACTATTCATATGCAGAAGATGAAAATAAGAATGGTGACGGCCATCTTGTAGAGGTTCTGCCTAATATTGAGTATATGAAAGAACTACTCGATAAGATGATGAAATTTTGGAAGTGTGTGCAAACCAATACCGAGCCAGAGCTAGGCGAAAAGGATTATAAAAATATCCGTAGTGCGGTTATCCATGAGGATCTTTATTCGTGGAAGCGAATCAAAGACAACATCTCCATCCTTGAGAAGCAGCTCGAAGAGGTAACCAAAAGAATCCTAGAAAAGGAAGACGTTAAAGGAAAGCGGGTTCGATGTGGCAACTTCAAGATCAGCCTGACAACCAGAAAAGGTAACGTGCAATATACAAAAATTCCACAGCTTGAAAACGTAGACCTTGATAAATACCGAGGAAAACCATCTGTTTATCAGACCATCTCCTACAAGGAAAAAGATTAAAAAAAACCTCGTGGCCTAAAAGACCACGAGGAGACATCAACTGTAAAGGAACGCGCTTGGAACAGCAATTCAATTATACATAAGCGATCGAGAATGCGTCAAGTGAACCAACAACTGACTGCAAACATTTACCAGAAAGCTTAAGAGGAACCGAACCTTCGTCGGGAAGCTCAATATCAGGAACCGCAAACTGTACGTTCGGGAAGATGAATTGAACATGACGACCAGCAGGGTCACCCAGTTTAACCAATATGTTCTTGGCGATAAATCTCTTGGATTCCATGATGTGCTGCGCCTGAGAGTTCGACAACATGACATCCAAGTCAACCGTGATTTCTGCGCGACCGCCAACAACTCGTCCACGGTTTCCGTCCTGCCCGTAGTAGTTATCCTGATCTTCAATCTTCGGGTCGAAAGAAATTTCGCAAGACCGAATCTCTTCGATAACGTTTGTTCCGATTGGAGTAGTAGTCAAATCAACCGAGATCGTTCCCTGAATACCAGTAACAGGATTGTCGATACCAACTTGATCAAAACTATGGGGAGTCCAAGGAGCCATGAAACTTTCATCGGCAACCGTTACAGTCTCAGAAAGAGTTCCAGTATTGGACGCCGTTCTAGCAAACGTCAAGTTACCATCATAACCATGTGTTACGGTTCTTCCGTCAATACCGACCAACATAACTCTTGCACCAATATCGAACTTGTTGGCTTCGTTTGGTTCAAGAGTAACGGAGGCAGATCCAGCAACCGGAGCAGCAAGCTTGGCAAGAGCAGCATACTTACCATCACGACATTTGAACGGAACCGTAATCTTGGCTTCGCCATCGCCTGGAAGCGAGATTTTAAGAGACTTGGCATACCCGCCGTTAAAGGCCCGTGCGAACACGTTGTTGCCTTGGAGCAACGATAGGAAGGTGTTAGGTGGGTCACCTGCATTAAATATAATCTGGCTACCAGAATCAACCTTCCTGCCCATGATGTTCTCAAGGATGTCAGCAACCGGTGTATCAATCAGAGGAGTACCACCATTTGTATCGAAGCAGACATACATCTCAATGTCGCCTTCAGCCGTGATCTTCTTCTTGATAATGTTTGATGCCTGACGACCAGTTCTGTGGGCAGAGACTTCAAACGGCTGGCTAACTTTCAAACCAGCTTTGGTCATGAATAGGAAGTGACCACCCTTTACACCAACTGTTCCAGTGCCATCATCAAGATTAAGTTCTACTGTTACATCTGTTCCAACTCCACCAGCCGTAACGACTACTGCACTCGCAGGACCAGTTTTCTGAGAATAAATGATGTATTTCGTAGCGGAATACTCAACCCAAACTTGAGCGTCTTGACCAAGTGCTGTCAATCTAGCGTTGATCTTTGTTTCCAATTCAGCAGCCGTCAAAGGACCATCGGTGCAACTTGCTGGAACAATAGTAACCAATGCTGGTGTGTTTCCATCAACCGCTACAGTCAACGTGGTTTTTGTAGGAGCTGAAAACGCACCAGCAGTACCAGTAAACTTCCCCTGAGTACCAATACTCGGAGGCTTAAATGTACCAGCTACGTCTTCTTTTCGTAGGTGAATAAAGTTTTCAATACCGATAGCAATACCGCCCTTGCTAGACTCGTATGCGCTCTTGTAATTCGATGCCGCCCTGTATTTTAAAGCCATTTTGATTACTCCATGATTAAAAGATTACTTGGTTCACTCTGTTACTTAAATATTACGGTTTAAAACAAATATAATTGATTGTCGTCGTTCCAGCCGTTTGGTTAGCATCTACAGTAACCGTAATTGTATTCAAGGTTACTACTGCTTTTTTGATATAAGCAGGGCCAGTTCCCAATGCCTTTGCGCTAACTACACATTCGCTAGCGACCTTTAATCCAGTAACCGTAAAAACAAGAGCAGCAGCACCAGTCGTCGTTGAACTTACTTGGCCGTAAAATTCAACGGGCATAATTTGATGACCACCATTACCCTTCTTGGCTACTGCAATCCCAGAACCAAGAACGAAAGTCATCATTGAAACAAGAACCAAGTAAGCTAATTTCTTCATACCAAAATCTCCATTGTTAAAAATATTATACCTTATATGTACTTTGAGAACTAACTATCTGCCAAGTCATAACACACCTACGATTAGCATCAATTAGATTCAAATCGTAATCAGTACCCATCCATTGACATTTTACCGCTTTTCCACCAAGTGTGATACCAGTGTTACCACTTGCAGTCGGACTATCTCCATAGATGGCAGCTCTTACCTCTGCTTGAAAGTTCTCCATTTCATTATCAGTCTGATCTTTTTTGTCTATTAATAAAAGTAAAATTGTATATGTTACAAGAATATGCGCTCCTGCACCATGCTCAGGCATCGCACCTTCCTGATAAATTTCTATAAGTGGGCAATCTTGAACAGGAATATCAAGATCCATTCCAGACCTTGAAAGCCTAACGGTTTTTACAGTTCGACCATATCCATGAGCAACGGTTATGCTTTCTAGCCTAGTTTTCAATGCAGTCAATATGTCAGAACCTACACTCATATCACTATGACCTCATATGGTAATTTTGAAGTACCAAATAAAACTTTAATCCTAGCAGACATTACAGCGTTATTCCTCAAGTCTTCTGCCGCTGGCCTCAAAAATGGCCTCGGTGGTATAGTAACCCTTTTCAGAAGCATATACGCTAAATCACCAGATGAATTTTGTAAAAAAGCACCTTTTTTTGTTTTTAATATGTGCAAGTCCTTAAATTCTCTAGCTCTCTTTCCTATGTATTTATCAAGCAATGGAACCGTCAAAGCACCAGCAACCCGTGGAACTATGATGCCACCCAACTCTTGGATAGGAGCATATGGAACACCGGGATCTCCAGCCGTCACAACTATCCTGGAGTCGTTCACCCTAGCCAGCTTGATGGATCTCCTCATGGCGCCGCTGCGACCCTGATTCCTTGCCGACTTACCTATCCTGCTGTTGTAATTATTTCCAAAATTTTTCTTGGCGTGACCGATCGCTCGTTCCATGACATAAGTGGCTACGTCAAACATTAATCTTTCTCGTCGGAGTTTGGTTTTATCCATCTCCTGAGACATCATCAGAATCCATTCATCCATCGTAACGTGTGCCACTTAAGTTACCCTTGTGAACATGACCGATGTAGAACATTCAAACCTAGTGTAGGTTCGTATCATACCCTCTACTTCTACAGTCAAACCACTGCCAGCAAGAGAGTCGTCTTTCGTTTGAGCTTCGTTCATTTTTGATATGCTCTTGAGTCCAACCATGGCATCACCCTTGCCAATCTGCTTGTATAGATATTGGAATTGACGAAGAGCAGCTAGCTGAAGATCGGCTGGTATAGAAGAATAACCAGCAGCATACTTCAACTCAATCATTCCCCTACCCCTTGGAGTAAGCAGCTGGTTCCTTAAATTGACTACCATTCCACCAGATCCAATGCAATACAGTTTTGAATCCATCGGATCTATAGATGAAAAATCACCGTTTGAACAGAATTTTAGAGACGTAATCGAGGTGATCGGTATCTCTCTTGGAATGAGTTCGTCGCTTGCTGCGCCGTCCCATACTTCTGTGTAATTTCCACTCTTGAACGTGAATCCACAGAACCGTTGGATCTGTGCGCTTGCTGCATCAGCCGTTAACTCTATCGCCGCGATCTGCTGGGTAGTTAAATTCCCACCAGTGGTTATATCATCAACCCCAAAAATGTATTTTGAAATTGTTGCTGGAGTAAGTAAATTTGTAGACGATAGAGTTAACGCCATGTTACACCTTCTTTATTGTATTGACCACAGGAGTAGCCACCTTGGCTTTTTCTTGAACTGGAACTGCAACTTCTTCTCCAAATACGATTGAATCTGGATAAACAGATTTTACCTTTTTTCCGTCAACAACGATGTTTTCAACTTTAACATATTTAAGGGTAACAACAACGTAAAGATCCTTAACCGATACTTCTACTTCTTTTTCTTCTTCGATAATCAAGACGGCCTGAGGATCTGGACGCTTCACTTCCGTGATTACTCTTTTTCCTTTTCCATCTTTAACTTTTAATTTCATTATAAATACTCCAGTTATTGGTCATTAAAACTAAGGCTCGCTAATCATAAGATCAGCGAGCCTAGTTTACCTTAAAAAACTTCTTACTGCGAGATGTTGTACGATATAATCGCAGACGACTCGCTAGCAGTAGATTGCGGTACACCCGCAAAGGTAAATCGTTCTTTCGCTGACAGGAGCATTTTGTCTTGGTTTGCCAAGCTCGGTGTTGCCCAAACTTTGACCGGTGAACGCTGGCCAACGAGGAACCGAGATTTTTTAACCAAGAGAGCGGTAGTAAGAACCTGACCACCAGCATAAACACCAGAGGCGTTTACGTCTTCTCTAACCCATTCTGACATATACGGTTCTACGCCAAAAATACGCGGGATATTACCGGTGATTATTGTCGCACTAGGACCGAAGGTGTCGAGGGTAAGCAGTTCTGGCACAGCGCCAGTAACGATACGGTTGCAAACCGATGGTCCAAGAATCCAGAGAAGATCTCCTTTTTCTTTCGACATCTTGCCCATCTTAACAAGCATGTTAGCAAAAGTGTCGCGGTCGATTGGGCCACCTGCGTTATCGACGATCTGAGTCGCGCCAGCAGCGATCGAAACCTTACGAAGACCTTTGTAAGCCTTGTTGAAAAGGGTAGCTGCGCCACCTGCAACGTCACTGTCCATGTGACCATCGCCCTGTACGGCTGTCGTGATGGTATCGTCGCCATTGATGATGGCATCTTCTTTGGAACGACGAAGACCAAGACCAACTTCCTTACGAAGACGCTCGAAAGACCCAGACTGAGGAACCATGTCTTGCATCAGATCTTCGGTAATGTCGGTGTGACATACGCAATCCTGTGCAGTCCATGTGTAGTTCGCTTGGGTATTCGACTGTGCGCTGAAAGTAGCGGTATCAGATTCCAAA